ATGGAGGACATTTTGAAAAATATGTTGTTAATAATGTTGAATATGTATTAAATTATCATTTTCATGATAAAGTCACTAATACGATAACAAAGATAATTGATTTAAAAAGTAAAAATATATTATGGAAAGATAGAGATAAAATAGATATTGATTCTTTTTTGATTAAGACAACACCACCAGTTATTAAGACAACACCACCAGTTATTAAGACAACACCACCAGTTATTAAGACAACACCACCAATGATTAAGACAACACCACCAGTGATTAAGACAACACCACCAGTGATTAAGACAACACCACCAGTGATTACTACTAATAATGTATCAACAATCACTAGTACAATAACCGCATCACCTGACACATTACCAAAGACAGGACAGAATAAACCAACTATCTATATAATATCAGGTACTATTATCTGTATTTTGGGAATTGGTTATTTATTTAAAAAGGTGGTATTATAAGATTTGATGATAAATAATGATTTGATCAATTAGTTACAAACCTATTAAAAATTTAATGTTGTATAGCATATTTAAAGTATGCTATACTTTTTTGTATGGAGATAAGAAGATTAAGGAAAATAAAATATTCATTTTTAACGGCAATTCCGGTTGAAATGATTGAAAAATTGGATTTGAATCAAGGTGACTATGTTACATTTGAATGTGAAGATGATAAAATAATTATTAGAAAGGTAACAAAAAAATAATGGTAACACATGAATGTAAACAAATAGAGAGAATCACTAGGATTGAAACAAATTTAGATAATATGCAAAAAATACAAAGCATGTTACTTAAAATTACTATAACTTTAGTATCAGGGATATTAGTAGAATTTTGTAGTATTTTGTTTGTTTATTTATTAAACAAGAAAGGATAATAAATTATGAGTAAAATTGTTTATTTATCAGGTAGTACTCAAAATGATAATATCGGTGTTGCTGATTATGGTACAGAAGCACTGAGAATGCAACAACTAGCAGATCGCGTTAAATTTTGGATACAACAAGGACAAGGGGATTTTATTGTATATAGGAATAATGCTAATATGGGTTTAGCAGGTACAGTTAATGATTCAAATAGTAAACATGCTGATGTGCATGTCGCATTACATTCTAATGCTGGTGGAAATGGTAAGGGAACAGAGTCATATTATTACAATGATTCAAATGAGGGTAAAAGATTAGCAACTTTGTTATATAATAGTGTTGCTCCGATAACTATATCACCAGATAGAGGGGTAATGTCAGATCATGTTTTATATAATAGTGGATTGTACGAATTAAGAGAAACAACTGCTATTGCTGCATTGATTGAAATCATGTTCCATGATAATGTTGTGGATGTAGTAGACTATTTAAGTAAAGTCGAACAAATAGCCAAAGCATTAGCAAAAGCAATATACTCATATTTTAATTTATCATTTTATGAGGGCAATTCTGAAAAAGATCAAGCGATTGCAAAATTAGTAAAAATATCTTCATATGCTAATAGTGTATGGATACCTGAATTTACAAAATTAGAACAACGAGGGTTAAATATATGGGGACTTATAAATGCATTATAAATAAGGAGGAATTTAAGAATGAATAGTTATATAGGTTGCAAAATAATACAGGCAACACCAAAAACTTACGGTGAATATAGATTAGAAAAATATGAAAATATTTTTACTAGTAGTATAAAAGATGATGAAGAAGGGTATATGGTAATTTATCCACCAATAGGAGATAATTTAAAACCTCATATTAGTTGGTCACCAAAAGAAGTTTTCGAAAAAGCTTATAGATTGATTGAGTTATCTGAAAGACAATTTATATTGGGAAGTGATTAATTTATTATAAATAAGGAGAGATTTTTAAAATGACTAAACAAGAATTAATTAAAATTGTTGAAGGTGTAGAAAACCCAACATTAATTATAACAGTAGTATTATTACCAACAAAGGCAAAAGAAGTAATAGTAAACCATGAATTTCTAAAAGAAAAAATAGATTACATTCTAAAGGCTTATGATGATGATTTATATTTATTAACATGTCCAAATATAAAATTATTAGGATTGATTATATTATGAATGATGATAATGATAAAATAAGCAATATCGAATATGTAAGTGCTATGAGGGCAATTAGAAATGAATTAAAAAAAGATCAAAGTTCTGGAAGCACATATCATGGGTGGCAAAGTAATCTAGCATGTTGTATTATGGATGGCAGTGAATTAGACCATAAGACTGCTAATATAATTGCAGTTAATTTTTTAAGGAAGTTGATTGATTGATGAAACATACAAATAAAATTAGGAAACCTAGGCATTATAGGATGGTATATAGCAGGGTTTTAAGATTACTATCAAAGCTAAATAATTGTAACAGGGAATATGCGATACAAATAATCGAAGAAAATAAGGATAGATATGCAACAAAATATAATTAAATATTATGAAAAGATTACAGATCTTGCATTAAAAAACTTAGTGCAAGAAAAATCTTTTCAGTTTAAATCAAAATTAAATAATAAATTATTATCAATGCAATCTCAGGATCATCTAATAGAAATTTATAAAAAAGCTGGTGGTGGGGTATTATCAGACAATGCTAAAAAACTTATCCAGGATTATAATGATTCAATTTCACAGATGTATAAAATAGCAATTAAAGACTATAATAACACATTAAATAAACTTAAAAATATTACAAATATTGACGAAAAACAAAAAATATTGAATGGTTATGCTAATAAAGGTATTGCAGGATTTAAAGCGAGAAATGGAGCTGTTTGGAATATAGAAACTTATTCTAATATGCTTTTTACACATGCAAATAATGAAATGGTACGATTAGCAATATTAGATAATCTAAAAGACAATAAAGTTAGGATATCAAGCGGTCAAAGTACGCGTACTTGTGATATTTGTAAAAAATATGAAGGTGAAATATTAACACTGGATGAATTGGAAATTGCAAAAGAAGATGGTCTATTCCATCCTAATTGTATTCATTTTATAGTAGAGGTGGAGTAAAATGGTAGGTGATTTTGATAAATTTGTCGATATTTATGAAACTTGTGGTAATCCTATTAAAGCAGCATATGAGATAGGATTATATCAGTTAAAAAAACATAAACCATTTTCTAAGTTGACCGAGTTAGAAATTAGAAAATTGAAATATAGGGCAATGGATTATTTGATTGACTTGGAGATATTAAATAATAGGATATTGAACTATGATAGGATTGTAAACCGTATTAAAGGTGACATAACAGAATGTGAAGAACATTTGTTTAATATAGTAAGATATAGTTATGCATATCCAAGAGATAAACATTTGATGAATTTATCAATCAAAGCAACGACAATATTGATGGATTATTATAATAAACGGGGAATAGGTGAAAAAGATGTAATTAATATCATAGAAAATCCGATAAGGACAAAAATTAAGGATATTGATATAGATGAGCAATATAAATGTTAATCTATTAGACCATATAGGTAGTAATTATGATGAAATGTTTTACGATTTACAATCAAATAAACATTTGCATTATTGGTTACATGGAGGTCGTGGGAGTTTAAAAGGAAGTTTTGTTTATTTATATATTATTTGGTCTATGACAATTGCAATGTCTAAAAATGAAATAATACATAGTATAATGTTAAGGAAAGTAAAAGATACAATATCAGATAGTATTTTCACTAATCTATTGTGGGCAATTGATATATTACATTTAAAAACTTTTTGGAGTTATACAATTAATCCTCTTAAAATGACTTGTGGTGAGAATCAAATATTATTTAGAGGATGTGCCAACCAGAGGGATTATGAAAAAATAAAGTCAATAAAATTTAAAAATGGTAAGGTAAAGTATGTTGTATTTGAGGAATTAACTGAGTTTTATGGGTGGGATGAAATATTAGATATTTTGCAATCAATATTAAGAGGTACAGATATAGCAAATGTATTTTATATGTATAATCCACCACCATCTAAAAACAATTGGGTGAATAATGAATGTAAAGTGATAAGAAATGATAGGTTAGTACATGCATCAACTTATTTGACTGCTCCTAAAGAATGGTTAGGTAAAATATTTATCCAGGAAGCTGAAATGCTAAAAAAATTAAATCCTAGAAAATATAATCACATGTATTTAGGTGAAGTGATCGGTGAGGGTTTAGAAATTTATCAAAATGTTGAAATTAGGACTATTACTGATTTAGAAATTAAAAAAATGGATATAATAAATAGAGGACTTGATTTTGGGTATACACATGCATCATGTTACTGTGAGACTTATTTTGATATAAAAAATGATATCATTTATATAATAGATGAAATTTATTTATATGGCTCAAATAATTTTACTTTAGCAAGTAAAATTAAGGATAAAGCAGGTAACAGATTAATTACAGGGGACTCAGAAGATCCTAGGACGATTAATGAAATGAATTTGTATGGACTGAATGTAAGGGGTACAAAAAAAGGACATGACAGTAAAGCACATGGTATTAAATGGTTATCTGATAGGGTAAAAATAGTTATTGATAAAAAAAGATGTCCAAACATAGCAAATGATTTTATATGCTATGAAAAAAAGAAAGATAAAAATGGAAATATAATTGAAGATTACCCAAATGAGCCCGATGGGAGTGCATCGTGCAGATATAGCCTCGAAAAATACATTTTAAATAAAAAATTAATATTTGGTGGATTAAAAGGTTAATGTTCATTAATAATATTAAAATAAAAGGGGTGAAGTAATTGTATGATAAAATAGTCGAATTAATTAAAAAAGACATGAATAATAAAAAAGATAAATACATAGCCAATAAATATTATTATTATAAACCAAAATCCAAAGAAGATAATATTGTAAATACTACAAATGCGAATGGTGATATTATAACTATTAATTTAAATAAAAGTTGCAATATTAATATTAATTATTTTAAATTATTAGTTAATCAAAAAATAGATTATTTGCTGGCTAAAGTGCCAACTTTCAGTCCAAAGACTTATACAAAAAACCAATTGGTTGAATTATTTGAAACTATGATGCTAAATGCATCTTTAGATGTTGTATCATGGTTACATTTTTATGTCGAAAATAATAAATTAGATTGGATTATAATTCATGATGTTGAAATTATACCTTTGTATGATACCCATAATAAAAATATAATAGGGATTATACGATATTATGAAATAGACAAAGAAACAATACAAGTTGAGCAATGGTCCGTTAATGGTGTTGAAATCTCAACAATCAAAGAAGACAAATTAGGTGAAGTACAGGAATTATCACATTACAAACAAGACACTATATATCAAGATGAAATTGTAGATACCCAATATTATAATTTCACATTTATTCCTTTTGTACCTTTATATAATAATAGGAATAAAGAATCAGACATGGAAGGTATACAGGAATTATTAGATTATTATAATCAAGTATCATCAGGATTTATTGATAATATTGATAAATTTCAAGAAGCATTAATGAAATTAAAAGGTTTTAGTGGTGATTCCAGTACATTAGAACAAACTATGAAAGATTTAAAAAGATATAAAATGGTTGGTTTACCTGAAGACGGTGATGTTGATTTTATTAAAGTTGAAATACCAGTTGAAGCCAGAAAAGTGATATTAGATCTATTGAAAGAAAACATTTTTAAATTAGGTCGTGGATTCGATGAGGATAATTTAGGTGATGGGAATATTACAAATATAGTTATCAAATCTAGATATAGTAAATTAGATGCTAAAGCAAATGGGTGTGAAAAACAATTAAAATTATTTTATGAAAAATTTGTAGAATGTGAAAATAAATATTATAATAATAATGAAAACAGTGATTTAGAATGTAATCGTACACAATTATTTAATGCATCTGAGATGATAACTGATTGTGTTAATGCTACTGATTTAGTATTGAATGGATTATTATCAAAAGAAACTTTGATAAAAAATAATCCATGGGTTACTGATTTTAAACAAGAATTAAAATTGATAGATAAAGAAAATCAAAATGACAATTCAGGACAAAACCTGCCAAATGATAATTCGGGACAAAACCTGCCAAATGTTAACCGAGGAGGACAATAGAATATGAGTGAAAGAATAAAAGCAAAATTAGGTGAAGATTTATATAATCAAGTTACTGCTATTTTAAAACCAAATGAGTTTGATTTATTAGAAGGATACATTCCAAAAAATCGATTTAATGAGGTAAATAGTGAAGTTAAGACATTACGGGAACAAATTGAAATACATAAAAAAAATATTGATGATACTAAAAAATTACTAGAAAGTTCTGAGGAATTTAAAACTAAATATACAGAACTGGAAAGTAAGTATAGTACTGATTTACAACTAAAAGATATTGAGATATCTAACATATCGAAAATATCTAAAATTAAAGAACATTTGTCGAAAGAAGGAGCAAAGCATGTTGATTTATTATTGCCTAAAATTAGTTTAGATACTATAAAAATTGATGGTGATAATCTAATTGGGATTACTGATGTAGTTACCAATTTAAAAAATTCATATGGTGATTTGTTTAAATCTGAAACAAATAATTCTAATACCGAAACCAAACCATCTGAAAAACCACCAGTTACAGGTGAAACAGATTGGGCAAAGGTATTTGAGAAATTATAAAGGAGTGATCTATAATGGCGAATTCGCTAAGTTATGCAAGAGCATATATAGACATGTTAGACAGGATTTATAAAGAAACGGCTGTCACTAATGATTTGACAGCAGCAGAGAATCAATATAAATTTTCAGCACAAAACGCACAGTCAATTTATTTGAGAAAGATGTCATTGCAGGGTTTAGGAGCTTATACAAGGGATACTGGTTATGACACAGGTACAGCAACAGTGACCTGGGAATCTCACACTTTTGGACAGGATAGAAGTAAAAAGTTCCAATTAGATGCAGTGGATGCAACAGAAGCAATGACAACAGTTGCTGAATTAGGTGCAGAATTTATGAGATGTTATGTAGTGCCTGAAATTGATGCATATAGGTTTCATAAGATAACATCTTTATGCAGTGTTGATACAACAGCAACACTTACATATGATACAGTTATGGCGGCAATCAGAGCAGGGGTTAAAACTTTAAATGATGCTGAGGTACCTAGGGAAAATAGAATACTTTATGTATCAAGTACAATATATCAGGCGATGCAGGATAGTGGCGAATTCTATAAAACTATTAATGTACAGAATAATAATGGTGTAATTTCAACTGAGATTATGGAATTTGATGAGATGCCTATTAAACAAGTCCCAGCGGCTAGATTTTATACTATTTTTGATTTTGCAACCTCAGGTGCCGGTGGATTTAGTGTAAATGCTTCTGGTAAAGCAATTAATTTTATGATTGTTTACACACCTGCAATAATTGGTGTAGTTAAACATATGGCTCCAAAATTAGTAAGTCCTGAACTGAATCAAAGTGCGGATGGATGGTTGTACGCGTACAGGGTATATCACGACCTTTTTATTGCGGATAATAAGGTTAATGGAGTATATATACACTCGTTATCGTAAGGGATTGAGGTACTTTTGACACCAAGATATATTTAATATATAAACAATTAGGTGATTAACACATGAGTAATGAAAAACAATTAGAGCAATTAATGATTCCTCCTATTTCTACAGAAACAAATAGGAGGAAATTAAGAAGGAAAAAGTTGGTGGTATTAAATGGCAGTAAGTGAAAAAGGAAGTATTTTGAATTCAACGGGTGTATATGGTGGAAAATATATTTCGACAACATCTGCTATTACACCAGATACAGGGTATGTATTTTTTGCAATACAAGTTATATCAGATGCAGTTGTAACTTGTATTGGGAATATTACAAGTTTAACAAGTGTTTCAATTGGTGCAGGTACTATTTTCTATGGCAAGTTTACGAGTATCACACTAACTAGTGGTACAGTTATAGCTTACCACGGAATATAGGTGGTGATTATATCATGTTGGGATTAGGTTTAGGTATCAATAGGGATACTATGTCAAAAACTTGGCTTGAAAAATTAAATGTTGTATCTGCTTTTTTGAATACAGCTGAAACAAAGTATGCGAAGTCTAGAAATCTTTGGATACAAATAATTAGAGATTCCGACGGTACGACTATGGATGTTGGCTATGACGCAGCGTCTAGAGCAGCGGCATTTGCTTGGAGTACAGGCACTAGTAGCTATAAATGCAAAAGATATAATCAGATAAGTGGAAAAGCAGATATAACAATTAGCTCATCAAGCGACCAAGAATTGATAATTACAGGTGGAGCATGGATTAATAATACAGCAAAATATTGCCTATTTGAGCCATCTAAGTCAACATTATCGGTAATGGATATACCTTTGTCAGTTAATGGTAGGATGAAAAATAAGGCACTGGCTGCATATATTATTCAAAAAGATGATAAAAGTGCAATTACAGGGTATACGAGTGACTATGTATTTCCAATCAAATGTTCAACGGGATTGATGGACTTTGGTTGGACTAATTTATCTAACATATATTGGTATCTTGCAGGGGGTAGTAGTAGTAGTACAAATGCAAGACCTGGCGCAACCTTAAGTGCAGGTGTTAGCTATTCGTTTGGTACCAATATGCAGGATACCAATATAATTTTATCCTCGAATACTACGTATAAGGTATTTATCGGAAATACAGTTGATTTTCCAAAATTATCTTACTACTTATCGTTACATAACTGTGATTGTATGGGGGATATCTATAATTTACCACGCGTAAATTATAGACTTAATATTTATAGCAATGAAAGACTTACTGGTCTTGTTGATAATTTACCACCAGTATCATATTATTTATTTTTAAGTAACTCGTACAATATTTCTGGTAATTTGTCAAATGCGCCTACACCTGATGGTGTTGCATACTTATCTTTATGCGCAGCATCGGGTATATATCATGCAAATGCAGCATGTCCATTAATACATTTGGAATCAACATCAATGTCCGCAAATGATACAGATCAGACTTTAATTTATCTTGCTGCAAATACGACAGTTGTATCAGGGGGAATATTATATATCAAAAACAATCGAACATCCGCAAGTGATGCAGCTGTCGCAAGTTTAGCAGGCAAATTTACAATAACTTATGTTTAAAGGAGGATAAATAAATGGCATACTTTTTAGTTTTTGACAACGAAACAATTGCAAATGAAACAATGGCAGAAATAAAGATACTTATACATAATAGAGATTGGGATACCCCAAATTATAATGTATATGTCGACAAATGGTGGGCAGAATCACCACAAGATCAGACACCACCACGTTTCCCACAGACTTGGGAATTATGCGCGCCATTTCGACAGGATTTGGAAGAAACTTGGTTTCAGAATCCAAATCCAGAAGATCCACCAGAGGAAATTTAATTTAATTTACAACTGGGAATGACGAAAATAGTTATAAAATAACTAAATAGGAGATGATTTAAGTGGCATATAGTCTTAAAGGCAAAATTGAAAGTATGGCAACTGCTATCAATGCGATATCAGGTACTACAATCGTAAACGCTGCATCTAGTGTTGCAAGTACAGCAACAGCACTTGTAAATGCTGCATCTAGTGTGGCAAGTGCAGCAACAGTTTTAGCAGCAGCAAGCGTCGCAAGTGTTGGTACACAATGTACAAGTTTAGGTACACAATCAGCTAGTTTAGGTACACAATGTACAAGTGTTGGTACACAAACAGCAAGTGTAGGTACTATAGCAAGTACAATAGTAGCATTAAGCACTGCAAGTAGAGTTGATAGTGTAGGAGTATTAACTAGTACTGTAATCGCTGATAGTGCAGGTTCAAAAGCAACATCAGTTGGATTAGTATTGAGTGCAATGGTTGCATTATCTACATCTAGTAAGGCTGATAGTATTGGTGTACAAGTAAGCACTGGCAATAGTTTGGTAGATAGTACAAACACTGCTTTAGGTAGCAGGACAACAAGCAATGGTGTATTGGTAACTAGTGTTGGTACTTTAGCAAGTACAATAATTGCTGATAGTGCAGGTTCAAAAGCAACATCAGTTGGATTATTGGCAAGTGCTATTATTGCATTAAGTATCGCAAGTAAAGTAGATAGTGTTGGTGTCTTAGAATCTACTGTAATTGCATTATCTACAGCAAGTAGGGTTAATAGTGTAGGTGTACAGGCAAGTACAATAATTGCTGATAGTGCAGGGTCAAAAGCAACATCAGTTGGAGTATTGGCAAGTACGATAATTGCATTATCTACAGCAAGTAAAATAGATTCGGCAGCAAGCAGAATCGAATCAGCAACAGTAAGTATTTTATCTAAAATAGCATTATTACCAAGTACATAATATTTAAAATTTAAATTTGAAATAGGAGTGTAATTTTATGATTATTTGTCACATAGCGCCCTTTGCTCCTGCTAGATGCGGATTATATGAAGCAGCAAGGGATATGATAAAAGCAGATGCATTAGCAGGACATACAGTAATATTTATAGATGCTGGTGTATCATCAAATGGAGTACAAGAGACACCTGTCATTGGCGGTAAAGATGATAGGGGCAATTTTAGTTTAGTAACAGGACATCCAGATCAAATAAATGATGCTGATTTAATTATTATGCACACTGGATGTCCGGATGCATGGTTGGTTGGTACACAAACACCATTGATTTGGACAGTTCATGGTAGACCGAAAGCATGTTTCTTACCGTCAAACGGTTCAAGCTATGAGTTATACAGGACCGTTTCTAAATGGAAAAGGTCTAAAAAAATGTTATATTTTTGGCCGGAATTTAAAGAAGATTGGGAATTTAATTTTAATGGTAAAGATTTAATTTTAGAATTTCCAGTTATAGATTATGAAAGATTTTCATCTGAAGGTGAAAAATATAATATTATTAAAAAAGGACAGACTAATGTTCTTATTTGTGATTCAGACAGGGAAGATGTAGGACTTTATAATTTAATGGTTGGATTAATTAACACATCTAAACACATAAAAGGGTTGAAATTCCATTTTATTGGATGTTTTGATTTTCCGATTTCAAATAGATATCAGATATTGATTGATAGGTTAAATGAATTAGGGACATTGGGTGATGTGATCGGAAGGGTAGCAAATATTGAAACAGCATATAGGGCAATGGATGTGTTAATATCACCTAATAAAATAATAGTTAGGACGATTGCAGAGGCATTAATGTGTAAATTACCTGTAATCGCTCAAAATGGATGCAAAGTTGCCCATGTGTGTTGTGATATGGATAATCCTGAAGATGTAAGAAAAGGATTTGAAATATTCTTAGATGATTCTAATTTTGATGATAGGTCACATTTATTCACAATGGAAAATTATAGTAAAGTAATGAATCCTATTTATGAGCAGGTGGTTAAGGGGATGTGATTACAAAATGATTAAATTAGTAAACAATGTAGGGAAATTTATGAAACAAATTGACGAAAATGAAAAGGCTGCAATGGAATTGATTGGTGAATTTGTAGTAAATAAAATGAAAACTTATGTTGCTGTAGATACGGGATATTTACAGTCAAGATGTGAATATAAGATAAATAGGAATGAATTGTTTATACAGAATGACGCTAGTTATGCTGGATATCAGGAGAATGGGACGTATAAGATGAAAGCACATCCATTTTTTAGACCAGCAGTCTATAACCATATAGGTGAAATTAGGGATATTGCAGCAATGGCATATAGTAAAGGCATTAAATGAGATGATTAAGGATGGTGATTGAATGATAGCATTTGGAAATTTAAAAAAATATATAGCAAGTAGGATTGATGTGGTTGTTTTATCAGATGTTTTTACAAATAAATCACCAGCTAATAATTTTACAAATTATATAGTTATCACATTCCCATCATCAAGTTTTGATAATATTATCCAAGAAAATTGGATGATTCAAATAGATTTTTGGAAAAAGTCTGATGTTGATAATGTTGATAGTACAGATATACAGTTGGATGTTGAGAATGTAAAAAGTTGTTTGAATAATAGTTATGATACACAAATAGATGGATTTTACAGATGTTATATTGAATTTGAAAGTGAAATACCAGATCCAGATCCATCAGTATATCATTACCAACAAAGATATCAAGTAAAGGTTTATTAACCTTAAAGGAGGTTTTATATATGGCAGTTGGAGTAGTGACACCAGTTGTACCAGTCGCCAATGATATAGTTTTAGGCGAAGTTAAATTATATGCTAATTATGAATGTCCTGATGCTTTTGAACTAGGAGCGTTAGAGGGTGGTATTAAATTAGACATACAAAGGAAAATTGATGAGATTAAATTTGATGGTGGATATGGAATGTATTTAGATTCAGCAGGTATACCACTTAGAAGATATAATGAGTTTAACGTCAAAGTAACGGCTGAATCATTAGTATTAAAGTATGAAAACAATAAAATAATCAGTGACTGTGAAACAACAGATACTGGTTGGGCTGCTAAAGATTGGGCTGCTACTGGTGGAACGTACACAGCAGAAACAACTTTAAAATTAAAAGGCGACCAGAGTGCAAAATGTGTAGCCAGCACAACACTTTATGGTATCCATAATGCATTTGCAACACCACAAAATTTAACTGTATTTGATAATGGTGAAACAGCAGCAACTTCAGACTACATTGCATTTGGGATTTATATAAGTAGTGGTGAAATTACTAATTTAGGTACAAGTAAAATAAGATTAAATGTACACAAAGATGCAGTGCCAACAGTTACTAACTTATATTATTATGATGTGGTAGCAAGTGCTTTAGTTGCTGGATGGAATGTATTTAAGATAGCAAAATCAAGTTTTACTCAGACAGGGACAGCTTCATGGAGTGCAGTAACAGGTATTAGTTTTCAATTAGTTGGTGCTCCATCCGGAACTACAACTTTTTATGTAGATGCTATAAGTTTATTACAAGTTGTCACTAAAGGTACAATGTTACCTATAAATGGCGCAAACTTGACAATGACAGACCAAACAACATATAAAAGTATAGTTGGTGATTTGGAAATCACTGATGCTGATTACTTTGAAAATATCGCAATTGTAGGGCAAAAGCACGACGGTAAACAATTTATTGTAATTGTAAGGGATGTTTATAATGATGGTGCAATAAATTTGGCATTAAAAGAAAAAACACAAGTTGTAAATGGGACAGAATTTACAGGTCATTTTAAAGCAGGAAGTCCAACAACTTGTCCTATATCAATCAGAGATTATACATCATAAGGAGGTGTTGAAATGTCAATAGGAGTATTTACCCCGGAAGTACCAGTTGCAAACGATATACTTTTAGGTGAAGGTACTGTATATGTTAACTATGGTGTTGCTGGTAAAGCGATAATTGGAGCAACAGAAGGTGGGAGTAAATTTGTAATCCAAAGAAAAGTTATAGATATGAAAAGGGATTATACATCATAAGGAGGTGTTAAAATGTCAATAGGAATATTTACCCCGGAAGTACCAGTTGCAAACGATATACTTTTAGGTGAAGGTACTGTATATGTCAATTATGGTGTTGCTGGTGAAGCGATAATTGGAGCGACAGAAGGTGGTAGTAAATTTGTAATCCAAAGAAAAGTTATAGATATGAAATATGATGGTGCATATGGACCGACCAAAAGCTTAAAAAGAGTTGATTTATTTATACCGCAATTAATCATCAATTTCCTGAAATTAAATTATACTACACTGGGTTATGGTGTACCTAGTACAGTAGCTACATATACAACATATAAGGAATTTACATTTGATTTGGACATAGTTGCAGCAGATGTATTGACTAATGTTGCATTTATAGGACAAAAACACGATGGTAAAGCTGTAAAGATAATAGTACAAAATTGTATTAATGATGGTAATATATCTCTGAATTTTAAAGAGAAAACACAAGTAACTAGTGACATGCAATATACTGGTCATTATGCAGCAGCAACCCCAACCACACCACCTTTTGAATTTAGAGAGTATGTATAATAAGAAAAGGAGAATAATAAATGGATATTATCGATAGGAAAATAAAATATAAAGAATCATTTTATGTCTTTGATATGTTGTCATTACTAGATGGTGATGTATTAAAAGAGATAATGAATAAAACAACAAATAAAGATATGAATGATAAGAAATCAGTAGGTATTGATATAATTTTATTTATCATAAAAAATTTAAGAGTTGTAAAAGGTCCTTTAGATAAACTGATAGCATCTTATATTAATTTAGATGAGAATGCAGTCGGTGAACTAGATTTAGATGATATTATATTGGTTTTAAAATCATTGGTAAACAATGGTTTGCCGAATATAATACTGACATGGTTTAAAAATCAAGGTGTTGGTGCTGATTTTTTGGAGAAAACGGATGTACCGACAATTTAATGTATATTTATAAAGATTTTAAATATGTACAATATATTATAAATTTGGAATTCGATGAAGGCTATGATTTATATCAATTATGTATTAAAAGGATAAATGATGAAACCATTAAACGTGAAGATGATAAGTTATGGTTAGCCTTTATCAATTCTGGATTTGAAGGTACATTCGAAGATTTCAAAAAACAATTGCAAAGAAAATCTAATATTACACACATTGATGATCGGGATCGGGATAATGATATAAATAGGATTATCAAGGACAGTGAAGACTTAAGAAAAAAAATGCAGGAGCAAGACAAATTAGAAAATTTAAATAAAATAATGAATGAGGTGATAATGTGATAATTACACCAGCACAATGTAAAGCATTATTACAAAATAATACCTTGACAGATTTGTCTATTAACACATACATCCCAGTTGTTGAACAGGCTATATGTGATTATTGTAAAGATGATTTTTTAGACAGGTCAATATTAAATAACGGATATTATTTAAATGCTTATATACAAAGTAGCAAATTAACATTTACACAAAGTACAAATAGTGTAAATGATTCAGATAGCAAGTTGGACACTTATAATTTTAAAGTTGGGGACAGTGTTAGGACATATTTTACAAGAAATAACCCTAACACATTTACTATTAAGAGTATTAGTGCATCTTCAATTGTTTTTGAAAACTTGAATGAAATAGCAGATGAAAACTTTGGAAGAAATATATTAATAGCAAGAGTTTATTATCCAAAGCCATTAATGTTAATTGCTGCACAAATGATTAAATTTAATTTATCTAAAATTGATTTAGCATTAAAAAGTGAACATATCGATGATTACACATATACAAATTATGATAAGTATATAGATGGTTATCCTCTGAGTATAATGGGTTCTTTAAATAATTATCGTAATTTATATAGAAAAACATTACCAGTAAACTGGCAGTTAGGTGGTATGTACTGTGATTGCTGATTTTTACGTACCATGTGAATTAAAGAAAAAAGTAGGAAATAATAAAAATGATAAATTTGAATATACAAATAATTATTCTACTATTCCAATGAACGGATATTTAGGTAGTAGTAATGATATTGAATTATTAATAGATGGCAAAACTACAGTGAGGACACAGGCAAGATTTTATTGTGATAATTTAGATATAGATTATGGTGATTTAGTATTGTATGAAAGTATAACTTATAGGGTTATACAAGTACCACAAAACACAATTCATAAAGACCATCATATGAAATTGATGCTTGAAAAGGTGGTGTAATAAATGCAAATATTTGACCTGATAGGTACCATTACATTGCAAGGTGCTGAAAAGTTTGGAAGTCAATTAACACAGTTAGGTTCTTCTATGTCTAAAATGGGATCAAGTATAACTAAAGTCGGTAGTGATATAACAGATGCAATAACTAAACCGATTGTAGGATTAATTGAATTTGGGTTTGAATATGATTCAACTATGCAAAATCTAAATGCATCATTTGCAACTATGTTAGGTAGTCAAGATAAAGCAATCAAACTTACTAAAGAGTTGACTGAACAAAGTTTAAAGACACCTTTTCGAACTGTGGAACTTGCTGAATATGCTAAGACGTTACTGAATTATGGGTATACAAATGAACAGGTCATCCCTGAATTAACACGTTTGGGTGATGTAAGTTTAGGTAACGCAACTAAATATGGTATATTATCTACAACTATGGGTAAAATTAATGCAATGGGTAAATTACAAGGTGGTACACTTAATTCACTCATAAAACAAGGATGGAATCCACTTGAACAAATTACTAAAAAGACTGGTGAAACAACTGAAGAAGTAAGATCAAGAATGAGAAAAGGTGCGGTTACAGCTAAAGAAGTCGAACAAGCGTTAATTGATGCAACATCGGCAGGTGGCCGTTTTTATAAAGGGATGGAAACTGGTAGTAAAACTTTTAGTGGATTAATGTCAACATTGATTGATAGGATTGAAATATTTGCTGGATTATTATCTAAACCAATATTTGATAAAGTAATGCAATTAATGCCTAAAGTTAATGAAATAGTAGGTAAACTCACACATTCAATGGAGAATTTAAGCCCTGGAATGAGGACTGTTATTTTAGTAGTATTAGCTTTAGTTGCTGCAATTGGTCCATTAATAATGGTTTTAGGTGGATTTCTAAGTATGATTGGTTTTGCCATAACTGGTATAGGTGGTTTGGTTACTGCATTTACTGCAATATTTAGTCCAATTGGACTTGTTGTTATTGCTATAACTGGTATGATTGTTGCTTTTGGTGCTTTGCTATTAACTTCTAGTGATGTAAGAAAAGGAATAGCAGATGCATTTAGTAATATAGTTAATAAAATTAAAGAAGCTGCAATATTTATAAGTAAACATATTAATGATATAAAAGATGCTTTCAAAGGGTTATTGAGTGCAATTGAGACAGGTGACTGGACAAAGTTTGTTGATGCTATGAAAAAGATGTTCCCGTCAAAAGAAGATCAATCTACAATTGTAGATTTGATTTTAAAATTTGAGAAATTTAAGAAAAGTTGTATTGAAGTAAGAGATTCATTAATTAAATTTGGTCAATCTTTTGGAGATTTATTTAAAGCAATAGGTAAATTAGGAGATGCAATTGATGCGATTGGTGGTTCTAATGAAAAAGTAAATAAAACACATAAAAAACATAAAGAATCATTATCTGAATTGATAGATGTGTTTACTAGTGTTGTTAAAGGTGTCACTAAGTTTGTAAATGCCTTGGTTGATTTACAAAAATGGGGTACATCAGCATCAAAAGCAATGGATAAATTTCCAGGTCAAGTTGCAGATGCAATTAAAACTTTACCAGGTAAAGTTTTAAAAATAATAACAGATGCCTGGGATGGTGTTAAAAAGAAAACAGATCAATCATGGAATAGTATTACTAAAAATTTAACAGATACATGGAATACAATAAAGAAAAAAGCAAATGATACTTATAATGGAATTATAAAATTTATATCAGATAAATGGACTGAATTAAAAACTAAAACAAAAAAAGCATGGGATGATATTGTAAATGGTGTAGTTGGTGCATTTATGTGGTTATATAACCATAATTATTATTTTCATGATTTAGTTAATTTCATACATAATAAATTTGTGTGGTTAAAAACTAAAGCAATTGAAACCTGGGATGCAATCAAGAAATATATTGTTGATAAATGGACTGAATTAAAAACTAAAGCAAGTGAATTATGGGAAAGTATTAAAAAAGTTGTAACTGACACATGGGATGGTATTAAAACTAAAGCAAATGAATCATGGAATAATATTAAAAAAGTTGTAAATGATGCTTGGGAAAGTATCAAAAAAACAATAATGGATTTTATAAACCCTATTGTAAAATCAGTAACCGATACATGGGATAAGGCTAAGAAAGCGACAAGTGATACAATTGATGGTATTAAAAAAACAGTAAGTAAACTTTGGGATGATATTGTAAATTCTATTTTTGGTAAGGCAGATTCAGCTAAAAAAGCAGGTTCACACGTTGCGACAAATGCTAAAGATGGAATAACTGGTATATTTGATGATGCTTATAAGTGGGGTGCAAATGTAATAAGTGAATTGATAAAAGGCATAGAAAGTAAAGGTAAAGCATTAGCAAAGGCAGCATCTAATGCAGCAGCAACAATTGCTAAATTTTTAGGATTTCATTCACCAGCAGAGGAAGGACCTGGTCATGATGCTGATAAATGGATGCCAAATTTAATAAATATGATGAGTCATGACATAGAGTTAGGTGTAAATAAAATTAAAAATGCAACAGCAAAATTAAGTGCTGTATTAAATCCTGCAGCAGGGTTAAAAATAAATACAAACCAATCAATGACTACAAATATACCTAATAAATTTAACACATCAGGTACTAACATAAATTTAACC